TGGTCGCCTGCGCCAAAGTCATCTGTGCCTAGTGCAATATCTGCACTTTGTGGATGCAGCTCGTTATAGATTTTTAGATGCTGCCAGTGGAAGCCTTCTTGTTCGTAACCAATATCCTTAACTGTGTTACGCACAATGTCTGCAATCACACTCTTGTCAATTTCTTTGGTGCTCTTATACTCACCAGCTAGTGTTACCATGTTAGTGGTGACTAGTGTTTCTACTGCGGCACGGTGAGCTGGATTCTTATCCAGAATATATGTAGCAACAGCATCACTGATTAAATCAGCAACCTTGTCAGCATGTCCTTCACTTACGCTTTCACTTGTAAAAAGATACCCCATTATTCATCCTTGTTATATGTAATGACGCTAAATGTTTTAACGCCCTGTTCTGTTAGTTTAACTGTGCCGCCTAGAAATATTAGATCAATAACTGAAGCATAACATACTTCGATCGGATGCACATTAAACTTCTTAAGCAACTCAACAATAGCTAATGCTGTTCCGCCTGTGGCGTTCACATCGTCAACAATTAATACATTGCTCACTTCACCAAGCGGAGCATTTTCTTTCATATGCAGACTCGTGTTAGCATACTCATACTCAAAGTCATATCCAATTGTGGGCGGTGGCAGCTTGCCTGGCTTGCGAACCAGGTGTAACGGGACACCCAAATTAAGTGCTACTGGGCCGCCCCAAATAAACCCCCTAGCATCGGCTGCTACTACATCAGTGATATAATTAGCCCTAGCAAACGCTGTAATAGCGTCTACAGTGGCTTTAAATGCAGCAGGCTTATACAGCAAGCTAGTAACATCTTTGTACTGTACACCCGCTACAGGAAAGTCTGGAATAGGGGTAATTTCATGCTTGAGGTTATAAGGATCTGTATCTTGCATTAGCCCACTAAGTCCCCAACTTGTAGATCACAAACCTTGTTAAGCTCTTTAACAAACAATGCACATAGCGGCTTACCCTTATTTTCCAATGGTACTGCTAGTACATGCCCATTCTTTAACTTTGGAAAGTACCATTTAACATCTTGAAATATGTTTGTAATAGAAATATCGTAACTGGTTAAAGAGTTGCTTACCATTGGATTTAATGCTAGACAACGAAATCCTCGATTATTTAAACTTGCTAAAGGAATAACTTCTACCGCAGTATAGTCCTCATCACAAATTACAATACTCCAATCCATGGGCATTTGCAAACTATGTTTGCCTATTTGTAGGCAGATAGCAGGAGCATGAAAGCTCTCTAGAAAGATCAAAGGAAGAAAGTAATAGTCGATGTAGGTTGGATCGCTTGCATCAAGTACACAATATCGAACGTCTTCAATTTCATCTGGTACAGTATCTAAATCATAGGGTTTGTTATCAACTGTTAGTATTTTCATATTGCTTCCTAAATGTTTTGTTTAAAATGTTTGCCATGTCAGCAAACACGCTCTTACCTTGCCGTGAACTGTTTGTTACAATCTTGTTAGGACCGCGGTCCCAATTATAAGCAAATGTTAGTTTTGGGATGTAGCTACACCATTCGCTGTGTACAATGAGTGGGCTGTTCATGAACTTCATGTTCATATCACACCCACAACCAACACAACGTCCTTCTAGTTTTAGAAAGGCTTTATCAGTGTCAGTGAGATTTGTATATTCGTCCAGTGTCATTTTCATTTGTATTCAACTTTAGTCATTTGGTTTCTAAAGTTTTGTTCTTTATAATATGTTTTACGATGTGTTAAGTGTCTCTTACTATACTTTAAATTGCTAGTAAGGTCAACTACTTGTACATAATCTTTATCTTCTGCTTTACGGATTCCGCGGCCGATACTTTGAATTACACGAACAAAGCTCTTGCCGGGCTCTATCATAACAAGATTGAAGATGCGAGGAATGTTAATACCCACAGCAGCAACACCGTAGGTAGCAACAATAACCTTGTTATTCATTTCACTAACTTCAGCGTATTCCTTTTGACGATCATTTGTTTTCATCTCGCCACTGATAAACACCCAATCTGAGTTACGCTCCATTAGCATTTCGCCTGTTTTGATACGATCAATTAGTACAAGTGTGTTACCGCCTGTGCTTAGTCCGTTGATTATTTGACTAATGTGATCTATACGAGTTGGATCTGTAAGCAACCATTTTAGTTCTTGAGCGTAACTATTAAAACCCAATTGGCCGTCCTGCAACTGAAGAATATTAATATCTAAATCAGCAAGCACACCCATATCTTGAAGTTCCTTGCTGCTTAAATTACCAACTACAGGACCAATAGCACAAACACAACCAACTGCTTCGTATTCATCTTTGGGGATGGTACCAGTTAAACCCCAACGAATAGGTACATTACGGAACATGCCGCCTAACTGATCACGAAGCACATCAGCCTTTGCCTTGTGAACTTCGTCAACCATTACGCACACTACACCTTCTAAAAACTCGTCAATTGTGATATTAGCGGTGCCGGCTTTAGTTGCCTTTTCCAAAATGTCAAGACTCTGCCATGTGCAAATAGTGTGAGTCTTTCCAAAGTCTTTTCTGTCGCCAAAGTATACTCCAACATCAAGTCCTAAATTGATATAGTCACGCTCTGTTTGAACAACAAGATCCTTGTTGGGCACAATTACAATTGTTCGACCATACGGCTCACAGCGATGACTTAGAACTGCTGTGATGATGGTCTTGCCTGCGCCGGTAGCAATCTGCTGTATGCATTGTGGGGTATCAAGAAAGCGATTAATTACTTCTACTTGATAGTCTCTAAGTATAATAGGTTCGCCCGCATTTGGATGATTCTTAGGCCATGGAATGTGCTCATAGTCCAATTGATCTACAGCACTGAATTCAAAGTTCCACTTGGTACGCATATCGTTGATTTCGATATCGTAACCCTCTTCAACTACTAGAGGCAGTAGTTTATCCAAAAGATTAAAATAGGTACGGCCGCCAATATCGCAATATCTAATACAGCCGTCCCAGCGTCCTAATTTAAACGCAGGCATATGTCTAGCATAGGGCAAGAAATACTTTACTGCATCAGATATCTTGCGACGAGTTCGCGGGTCCAGTCCCGCAAACCTAACATTAACTTCATCGCGAATTTCTAATGTAACCTTCTGCATACTATACTAATTTATACTCAGTCAATGGATTTGTCAAGCCCTTAAAATAGATAAAAACTACCCCCCGAGTTGCCTCGGGGGGTAGTGCCTTTACGCTGTGGGAGAATAACGCTTAGGCAAACCGCTTCATACAGGTGCTCTCTGCAAGATCCTTCCAGTTCTCAGGAGCCATCTTCTTAAGGTCTGCAACCTTAAGCACCATACGCAAACTAATCTCTCGGAGTAGACTTGCCTTCTCAACCATAAGCATGCCGTCGTTAACGATCTGGTTAATTCGCAGGAAGCGATCGCTTACACTATCCATACCCAAGTCAATGTAGTGGCAGCGTGACATTAGGGCCTGCAAGTGATCCTGAATCTTCTTGCTACGAACATTCTCAAAGTTGACGTTCGTGATAAAGATACAACCACCCTTAAAGTCGAATCGATCCGGAATGCCCTCGCGACGCAGAGCGTTGGATTCTGCCTTCCAAGTAATGGTGCGCTTCTTGCCCGAGTCCAGTACAGCCTTGAGCATGTTCAAGCAAACTTCGTCAAACAAGATGCTGTCACAGTCGTCAAACACAAGGATGTCGCCTTCTCGACTGTTGTTAAACAGCGTCTGGAACAAACCAATTGGGCTCATTGCGCCCTTAACAACTTCAGTGCGAGCATCCTTACCGCCAGCGAGCTTGTGCATCGCTTCGTACTCATCGAGGATTCGCTCAACACCAAAGCTCTTACCAACACCAGGAGGGCCGCTAACAATTAGACCACGCACAACACCGTTAGCAACAGCGTCAGTCATTTGGTCTAGAATCGCAAAACGCTTGCGGATACGATCCATTGCCTCTTCAGGCGTCTCTGCTGGTGCAGCAGGTTTAGTCTTAGTAACCAGTGCAGCAACAGGTGCCGCAGAAGCAACACTCACAGGAGTGTCAGTGCCGACGTACTCTACGTCTTCAATATTTTCAATCAACACGCGGATTGCTGCCTTATCAGTGCCGAGGATGTTTGAAGCATCAACGGTAACAAACATGCCCTTCTTGCCTACCTTCATAGGCTTAACGAGCGGAAAAACAGTATCGTAAATTGGAGCATTACGATAGCTGCCCTGCTTAATTTTAATCAACTTCTGCATTTAATGTCTCCCACAACATTTAACTTACATATTAATAATAGCATCTTTTAGGATGCTGTCAACCAGTTTAGGCAAGAATTTTCAACATAACAATAAGGGCAATAATTGCGCCCCAATAGCCCAGGAATGCATCGAATCCTTTAAATCCTGTAAGCCCTGCGAGAATGTCAAGCAAGTTGCTCAACACTACCCAAGCCCCACCAAGAATTAATACTGCTGCAAACATCGTTTATTCCTTACCCTACATTTATATAATAACATCTTTAGGGAGAGTGTCAACCATTTTTTAGGTAATAAAAAAAGCCTGCTAAATCAATAACTTAGCAGGCCTAATAAAATCAATGACTTACGTCATCTTGTCCGTAATTGTCATTTTTAGCTTCTTTTTTGCGGTCTTTGAATACCTTAGCTCTGTTAAAATTATGTGCGTTTTTAGCCACAGGATTGCGTTTAGCAACTGTTGGTTTTTTAGGTTTTTTAGCCATAACACAATTCCTCAAAAGTATACTAATACTAGCACCTTTTTAGAAAAGTGTCAACTCAGTATTCAGTACAACGATACTCTGTTCTACGCTCTAAAATATCGCCCCAACGGTTTTGCACAATAATTGTAAGTTCTTCGCAATGCTTTTGTGGTTCCTTAACTACAATAATTTTGCGATTATTTTCTCGTTCTTTAGCCTTAGCATCTGAAATAATAGCACCAAGTACAATACCACCAATTAATGGTGCAACCCATTTGCCGCTACCTTTGTGATTGTGGTGATTGTGTGATCTATAATAATCATGATGTTTAGGATCTGCTAGTGCGGGTGTTGCTACTGCAAATGAAAGAACTGCTGCTAAAATATATTTGTACATAGTAATCTCCTACTATTTTATTTAGTGTTTTTGTATAGATTACAACCTTAACTAAACATTAACTAATTACAATATCTTCCATGCCTGCGGTACGCAATCTTGTGATGTGACCAATCTGCCACTGTTTAGTATCTAGGCCTTTCATAATACCCAAAAACTTATTACGCATCAGACTGAATTGGTTGGTCAGGTGAGTGAGAGTAATTACACTCTCCTCACCGTCCACAAACTTTTCAGCATCTCTGCTGCTTAATTGACGATTATAACTTTCTAAATATTTTCTAAATACCTTACTGCGCTCTTTGCGTAATTCAATATTTAGATGTTCTAGAATTGCTTCAATTTCTTGAAGTTGGTTAAATCGCTTTTCAGTAATGCCCGGGAGGGCAGCACTGGCTTTTTCCAGACTGCCCTTGATCCCGCACTCGTACCTGGCTTCGTCAAGCTCATTTTCAAAGTACTCAATGCAATCAACGATAACACTAAGATCTTCTACTATCTTGTTATACCAGGTACTCATGCGTTAACATTCCCAGTCATCTTCATCGCCATCTTCTTCTAATAGAAGATCAAAATGGCTTACTACTGCTGTCTTTAACACGCTGTCATATTCATTAACAAATGATTCAACATCACTGATGTCTACATTATCGTCAAATAGTCTAACAAGTGTTTCAGCAGCCTGTAGTCTTTCTTTTCTTGGGATAAAGGATTTAACCGAATCCCAAACTTCTCCTAGAAGTACTACTTCAGGACTCATCTGCATATTCCTCCGTAGTTGGCTCAAAATCAGCGGGATCAGCGTCTGCTACAGTTGTAGTATTAGCGACTGGATTTTGACCCCACTCGTCAATAATTACCTGCAACTTATTGTTGGTCCAACCTTTTCTGAACTCCTTGATGATTTCACCAGTAACAGGTGAAGTATACGCAAGTCGATTGCCTTCCTTAACAAGAATACCTTTTGCTTCAAACATGTCCAATAGGCCACTATAAGGATTCATACCTGAGTCATAAGGAATCTTAATTTGAACGCTTTCAAACGGCTTGCTATAGCGAGTTTTCATTACCTTACAGGCACTACGAATACCACGCACTTCGCTAATCTTATTACCGTCATCATCTTCCTTGAGCTTGAGCTTACGCATAGCAACTACAATTGAACTAGCGTAAATAAAGCCCTGTCCACCACTGATCTTGTCATCTGGATCAAACATATCCTGACTTGCATAAGTGTGGTTTGTTGCAACTAGTCCAATTGGATAAGGTGCAATCATGTTTACAGTATTACGAACCAAGGCTGTAAGAGCCTTTGGCTTTCTACCCATATCACCCTTCATGTCACCCTTCTGGAACTGATCAACATCAGTTGGAGTAAGCAACATGCCGAGACTGTCAATTACGAACAGTAATTTGGGCATTTCTTCATACTTCAGTGAGCCATAATTAACTTTGTAGTCTTTCATAAAGTCTGAGATGGCTTTGGCCACATCGTCAATCATGCTAACTGAAATACGCAACAGCTTTTCGGAACTAGTATCAACGTCTAGTGCCTTGAGCCATTCTTCATCAAGTGCGTTCTCGGAGTCAAAAAGAACAACCTGACAGCCCATCTTTTGAGCGTTCTTCACAATATTGCCGGAGCAAATAAAGCTCTTACCGGAGCCTGATTCACCTGCAAACACACATACCTTACCTAGCGGAATACCCTTGTTAAAGTCTCCGCTGATAAGATAGTTTAGAGTATGGTTACCTGTGCTGATCCAATCAACTGGATCATGGAAACCAGCACTGATACCCGTAATGTTTTTAGTTAGACCAGTACGAAACTTGGTCAGATCAAAAGGTTTCTGCATATACTACTCCTAATTAGGCTTGCTTGCGGTTACGAATCATTGCAAGAATGTCATCAGCTGACTTCTTTGCACCATCGCTTGCTGCTGGAGCAGGAGTTGGTTGTGCTTCTACCTTTGGTGCTGGAGTAGTGTCGAAAGGTGCTTCGTCATCTTCTTCAACTGCTGGCTTTGCTGCTGGAGCAGGCTTTGCTGCTGGAGCACTAGCCTTCTGAAGTGCTGGGCTTGCTGCACTAGCAGGTACTTCAACACCATATGGCTTATAGTAGTTACCCCAACGAGCAGCATCATATAGTTCACCATTAACACTTGCTTCAAACATTTCAGCAATAGCCTTATAATGTTCAGCGGTTGGGCGAGCTGGGAGGAAGTCCTTTAGATCGTACAGACCATGCTCATCAATAGCAGCAAGTTCTGTTTCATCTAAACTACGCTCCTTACGAGCCCACTTACTGGTGCTGTAGTCTGCATACTGACCCTTTGTTGTCTTTGACAAGCGGAAGTCTGTACCATTTACATAGTCAGTTGGGATATTTTCCATATCTGGGTCCATAAGCGCACCCTTAATGATATTGAAAATCTGAGGACCAATTACAAATCGACGAATTGGATTTTCTGGCTTTTCTTCATTTAGCGGATTTTCTGTTACAAAGCCCTGGAAGATATATGACTTCTTCTTCCAATACTTACGACCCATTTCCTCAAGGCTCGGATCCTTAAACCAAGGACGAACTTCAGTTAGAATTGGGCAGTTGTCGCTGTACATTTCACCGCACGGTACCTGTACAGTTACAGGCTTATTTTCTCCGCCTACAACACCAGGGAAGGTCAAGCGAATCATTTGTCGCTCTACCCAAAAGAATGTGTTGTTGGGGTCACCGTCTGGTAGGAAACGAAGCGTTGCGCTTTGTCCTTCTTCAATATTCCAAAACGGGTAAATTGCGTTGTCGCCTGCGGTCTTGTTTGAATCTTTAGAACCGGGCTTATTTTCCATTTGTGCGAGCTTCGCACGGATATCAGCTAATGAGGCCATAATGTTTTCTCCTTAAGTTGCCTTGTTGCCTTGTTTGTAACATACCTAAATATGCTACTGTAGTTTATTATATTGCCATGTTGTAGGAAAGTCAATGACTTTCTACAATTTTATTTATGCCAAACACACTAAATGCCCGACATTATTAGTTATCTTTTTAAAAACTATAAATGAAGTTTACTGGAATTTGATTCGGTCAAAGTCAAACCAACCAGTTGCTATGTATTTGTCTGTTTGTAGATCTGCTGCTGCACGATGTAAATGAGTAAAAGATGCAGGCCATATAAGTAATGTTCCCGCTACAGGCTGAATTGATAGATCAAAATGCTTAAATTCGGTTGCGCCGCTTGTTTCAATAGAGTTTAAATATATCATCCAGGCTGCAAATCTTTTGTTTGACGATGCTTGTTCAGCATGCCAAACAGTAAAGCCGCCGCCTGGTTCAGACTTTTGAAATTTCCATATAGGATTAAAAATCTTATCAAACTTTTCAGTGCTAGCACCATACACATTATTGTATTTGTGCCAACCTTTATAAACTCGATCAAAGATCATTGACTCAATAGTTGCCAGTTCGCTGTGAATGCCTGATCGAATATTATAATCCTTCCTATACGAATTATCAATATAATTTGCACGATTTTGAAGAATTATTTCATCAATTATTCTACATGTATTAGCGCACACATTACTTGGTAAGTATGAAGGATAACTACTTATAAATGTCGTCATAAAAAGTCCCGCATAATGTTAATTATGCAGGACCAAGAAAAGATACACCACTTACTGATTAAATTACGAATGTTTCTAAATATTTTTCGTATTGTTCCGATTCTGTTATGCCCGGTATTGTTTTAGTTTTTGCTTCGGATGCACTGAGTAGGCAGCTCTTAACTGTACCATACTCAAAATGATTTAGTGTGCCGCCTGCGTTAAGTTTCTTACTAATGCCATGAAGATGATTGCTTAGTATTGGATTTTGAGCAGCGTATCCCATTTGTGCCACTTGATGCCCTAGTCGTGCATGTGGTGATTCAAAATCTATCACATCACTTTCGCGCAATGAGTCTTTAAGTCCTTCAAAAGTTTCTTCCTGAATTGCATTTTTGATTCTACTCTCGTATGATTGTTGTCTTGCCATTGCTCGTTTGATACCGCCCATAGCATCAGCTACGCGGTTATCAAAATGTGTTTCTACAAACTTTTGTTCAATTTCAATTGTATCTTCTTCAATAATACTTAGATTCTGATAGTCTTCTAAACTTTCTACAGTATTTGCGTATGTCTTAATACCACTTAGTTTTTCAAAAGTATTGCGAATGCTGTTAATTTGCTCTAGTGCTAGAGTTACATATTCTTCATTTGATTCGTTTACTAGATTTGCCTTGCGAACATAACGCACAAATTCTTGAAGCTTGCGATATTCTGCTGCTAGTTGAGTAATTGATTCGCCTACGCTATCATGCATTTCGCCGCCTGCATACAAGTGACGTGCCATTGCACGAGCAGCCTTTAAACTGTTCTCCTGCATCTTGAAACGCTCTTCGCCGCGCTGAATATAAATGCTGTGAATGTTGCGACTGCGTGAGCCGCGAACTTCTTCATTAACAGCCTTCTTATGACGAACAACAATTTTAATGTTGTCTAGGGGTTGATAACTGGTTTTTGTTGATCCTGTCATCACACCAAATCCTTCCATAACGTCTGCCATGTCTTTCTCCGAATTTTGTGCAATATTAACTGCTTCACCTTTTGGCTCGATCTTCTTGTCAAATATCTTGTAATCAAAAGTAAATGGGGGATTACTTCTTGCAAGCTTCTGTAACATTTTTCTTATAGGATGCTCGCTCAAATCCTCGCTGGTCGCTAGACTAATAAGATCATAATTAAGATCTAACCGTACTAAAAGATTAGGATCAGACACAGAGAATCTAGTTGCTTCCTGTGGATTTACAACCAACTTTCCTTGCTTATCATAATTTTTTACAGCGTACCCAAAACCCTTTAAAATATTAAAGATTTTTTCCGCTAGTACATTAGTATCAATTGCCATAATAGTATTATCCTCTAATACTATTTATCAAAACATGGGCATGGGTTCATCGTATTCATCTGCAGGTCCGCCAAAGGAATCGTCAATTCCCAGGCTGCTGTTAACCATACTGTATACATCGTCCTCAAATGTGCCAATATAGCTAATCATACGCATAGCAATAAGCATACTCATAACTAAATCATCATGCTCACCCGATTTAGCAGCAAAGCCATTGCCCTTAGCAATAAAGGTTTTTAATTCGCCTATTAGAGGTTTACTGTTTATGGTAATTCTGTTTTGTTCCACTAGTCGCTTAAATATCAATGCAGCATCATTTTTACTTTTTTGACTAGTATGGAAACCTTTACGAGATCGTTTACCCTGAACTTTAACTGGTTCATTTAAGAATTCTCCGGGGAAGTTTTCTTCTCCCGTATCACGAATTACTACCAATGCTGCTTCACCAATAGTATTATTTTCCACAGTCCAGTAGATTTGGTATGCGCCTTGATCTTTAAGATAATGCATAATATCCATCATGGTACGCATCTGCCCCTCAACTGGAGTTTTATTATGCTGCCATTCTGCTACCTGTATCATTGTGGGCAATTCAATTACTTGGATAGCAGCAGGGTCGCCGCCAGTTCCGGTGCTCGGATCTAACGCAACCACATACATGTAGGCAGGACTTGGTTGCTTATACCAGCGTACCTGTCCCATGCGATATCTAACATCACTCCCTTGCAACTCAACTAGCTTGAGCTGATTGATCAGTGTTTCTTCATAGATAACGAATTCGCATTCGTGCTCACGACGGAAGCGTTCTTCACCAATACGACCACGCTCTTCCCTAGCCCAGGTATCATCTCTATCTGGATGCTTGTTCCAAACGGCTAACATTGGACGGAATCCGTTTACACCAATATCTCGTTCATTACCGTATTCGTCAAAACGATTATTTGCCTGTTTCCAAATCATAGCAAATGTGTCTTCGTCACTGTTAGGTGTGCTAGTAACAATACATTTACCACCTGTTGCTAGTGTAGGTGATAGTGAAGTCCAAAATTCTTTAGCAATACGAGTAGGAACGAACGCAAACTCGTCTAGGTATACTAGCGTTAGGGACATACCACGACCAGTTGTTTCTGTTGTTGTGGTACTTACAATACGACTTCCATTATCAAATGTAATACTACCTTTGTTATATTCAGTGACACCTGCACGAATATGATCTGGGCAAGATTCATATGCATACCGAATACGCTGCATAATTTCGCTAGCACCTGCCTGTTTATGTGCTGCTACAAGAATAGTACTATCAGGTATAAACATTGCGTACCATAGCAAATAGCCTGCGGCAACTGTAGTCTTACCCATCTGCCGGCCTAGCATGTTAATTGACCAGCGATTGTTATTATAATTTTCTATTAGTTGAAGCTGATACTCATAAGGTTCAAAAGAAATACCACCCTTAGTAGGATGCTGTATCCTCATAAAGTTGGTCATAAAAAACAAAGGGCCGTCTTGGGGATGACAGCATAGTTGAAACTCTTTTAGAGTGTTGGTGGTGTAGCTTACTTTACTATAAGCTGGTTTGACAAGGCTAGTATCTGCTGTTCCGCGCATATCTTTATTTAGCGACTAAAACAAACAGTTTTACTGATATTATGATAACCGCTGTGCTAGCTTATCTTTAATAGCATTAATTAATGCTGTTTTGTCAGTGGTATATTTAAGATCTAGTGGCTTTGGTCCAGGCACCATAGGGATAGCAACTTCAGCATCGTCACAACCGCATGGTTCTTCAGCCGGTGCTTCAGGAGCATGTGGTGCAAGAGCTACGGCAACATCTTTCATACTGGGCTCTTGCATTGCGCCGTCGCCATTGTAATTAACACCTGCTAACTTCAATATGCGATGCAATTCTTCCATATCCTTAGCATTGGCGCTTACTGTTACGCTAGAATCACCAATACGCTTAGTTTGATTAAAACTAATATTTGTATCTTCTTGCGGGCCTACTGCGCCAGGCATTGTCTCTGGACCCGGTGAATAATAGTTTTCGGGAAGAATAGATGATTTAGTGACCGTTGTTTTAAATACAGCAGGATCTACTCCAACTCGTTTTGCAGCAACTTTGTGTGCATGGGCTGTATTTTGTGCTTTGACATGAACTGCCCCAGCATCAACTGATTTGCCAGCATGTTGTTTAGGGAATTCAACTTTCCACATACTGTATTCTTCATTAACATTATCTTCTGATACTATACGAGCACTTTTTGTTGAAGGTTGATCGCGATAATGATTAAGTGCTTTATATGCATTTAGTGGATGTACTGGTACACGCTTTGTGTGACCTAATAGACTGACAATTTCAATATATTGCTTACTCTTGCCAGAATCCTCACCAACTTTATCTGGTGCAGGTAATGCTTCAACATCGCCTACGATGCTTTCATAATCATCCATGCTTAATGCACCATTCTTTGACAATTCAATCATACGCTCTGCTGCATTGTGCAGATCCATATCTTCTCGTGCATCTTCACGGGCGTATTCCATCATACGAAGTAATAGAGGAACATCTAATGTTACTGTATCAACTTCATCATTTTCGCTGTCGGCATCAGTTGGATCTTCATCGCTATCACCTAATGCGTCTTGCGCCATAGTTCCTGCTACATGGCCAACGCCGCCAGCTACACTACGAGTAACTGCACTTGCGCCGCTGCCAACCACTGCTCGACCAACAGCAGCGCCAATGGCTGGTAAAATTTCATCAAGCTGTTCTGCGCTTTCCATGCGGTCATAATGACCTGCTTCTAAATCTTGAATAACTTGCTTGGTCCAAATACTTACATCGCTTGAACCAATTTCTTCTAAACCATCACTGCCGGCAAAATCTGCCACATCATTAATAGCAGCCATTACCTTAACTGGACCGTACTTGCCAAGTAGGTCTGTGTGCTGCATCATAATGCGGCGAGTAACTGCGCTAGAAACTGCGTCAATGCTGTCTTGGTCTTCGGTAACATTCTCAACAGCCTTAACTAACTTTACCATTGCTAAAAACTTTGTTCTTAGTGCAGGATCAGCAAAAATCTTTTCTAACGCACCAGCAAACGGTGCCAAAGATTGTAATAATGAAGGATTTAGAGCTTTACCTTTTTCTGCTTGATCAATTGCTTGAGCAAATTTTGCATTTGGTTTTCCGCCTAATGCTCTCGATACAGCGGCTGCACCAGCTCTAGTTTTTGGATCTAGTGGTGCATTTTTTGTTTGTGCAGCTGGAGTGGCAGCTGGAGGCGCATTAGTTGTTGCAGCGTTTTGGAATTCTGAAAACTTCATCTTAGTTCCTTCTAGCACTCTGACTAATCACATCAACTTCTTTGTTCTCAATTCCCTTGCCCATATTGGCAGTATTATGAATTGTATCCCAAAGTGGCTTTAGATCCTCTCCCATCAATTCATCCTTGTTTGGATAATTGCGGAAATAATCTGCGCCCTTTTCTGCTTTAATCTTTGCTAGCTCATCTAAAAACTTTTTGTTAAATTCTTCACCAAAGAAAGGACCGTCTTTGTAGAGGTCTGGATTCTGCATTCCATAATGTTCTTGATCTTCGTTAGCAAGTACACTTTCCTCTTGCTTTGGTGCGCGGTCTTTATTAAATTCTGTACGCTCTTCAGCATTTTCACTTTCTAATCTACGAGGATCTTTTACACCGTAAACAAGAACACGCTCATGTGGTAAGCCTAAATTAACTGCTAACCATACTTCTAAAATTCTTTCATTAACAGGATACTTGAGAACTACATCTGTTGCACAAACTTCTGAAACAAACTTAACACCTTTAGCACGAACAAATTCCATTGGATTTTCTTCGATTGGTCTGCGCTTCCAAGCAGCAGCACTTACAAGGCCGTATTTCTGTAGTGCATTTTCAAGTTGAGTCATTTGCTCGGCGCCGCAGTTAGCAGCGAACTTAACTCTATATGCGTATTCTTTTTTGAAGCTTTCAGCGATGAATTCTTTTAGTTGCATAGTTATGAACTCCTGTTATAACTATTTATCATCTTAGTCAAAAAGGAAGGGGCCTAAGCCCCTTCCCATATTACTCTACTCGTCGGGCGTTACAAGTGCCCTACTTATTATATTAAGATACTACTAAACTTGTACCAACTGTTACAGCGGCGCCTGAGAAGTCGTAGCTGTTAACGGTGGATGTACCGATAGCCTGTAGCTGAGTTTCTAGTGCTACTTCGTCAAACTGTGAACCGTCAACTACGCAGTGGATCTGACCACTTGTGTTTGATGGTAGGAAGTATGCTAGTGGCTGAATGATCTGTAGAGCACGCTCTACTGCTTCACGAGTAGCATCATCTTCAGTCTGAAGATTTGCACCTGTGTCAACCATGATTAACTTTAGATTATGTCTGCTGATTAGTGTACCTGTTGCAAATTCTGCAACGCCTGCACCATTACCTTTTGATTGTGGCATTTTGTTTCTCCTAAAATATATTACTCGACTAAGTCAAGCTATGCACTTATTTATCTTTTTGGTTGATAATTTTAAGTAACTCGTTACGATCAAATTGACTGCTGGATTCTTCTGGGGACACGCCGTTTGCTTTATCTAATCTTGCTTTTTTAAGCATTAGGTCAACTTGTTTTAGTTTTCGTGTTACTTTACTGTCTTTGGCTTCTAATGCAATTTTTAGCATCTGAGCAGCATTATTAAAAACAGGGCCTGCTGCCATATCTGTCATGTTCATACCCAATGCCATAAGCTGAGTATAACTGTCTATGGCTTGCCGAGCAATGTCGTCCATTTCGCCATCATGCGCTTCCATACCACGCACTTCACTGAGTGCCATATTAATTTTTTCACTGATAGTAATAGCATCTTCAACAGTTTGAATAGTTGCTATAGGATTTTCAGTTTGGGCGGGCTGTGCAGCACTCAATGCTACATCTAATGGCGGTAAATTAAATTCTTCTTCCAATTTCTTAGTCATAACACTACTTATTGCTTTTTCTTCTTAGCTATACGGCTTCTAGGATTTCTTTTCTTTTTAGTTTGAAAGATTTGATCTTCATTAAGAACTTTAAATCTTATTCCTTTTCTAGCACACCATTCTTGTGCAGCGGCCCATTTGGCAGCGTTTAACATAGCCTGCGCTTGCTGTTGTTTACTTTTAGCAGCTTCTAGAGTAGTCTGAGATGATGGTTTAATTTCAATCAGTTCAACATGCTCGCGACCATCCTTATCCATATACTGAATCATAAAGTCAGGAATGTAATTTGCATGTTTGCCAGTAAATGGATTACGATAGGGAATAGCGATACTTTCATTGGCCCATTTTACAATGTTGGGATGCATATCACACATACGCATGAAAGTTAATTCCCAACTGCTGCGAAAATAGGGTGCTTTGCTTCCTACATACTTTGCAGGGTTCTGCACAGTATAAACACCTTGTGCAAACGCCGACATGTTACTTCGCTGTATATACTTGTTTGTTGTTGCTGTTAACCTTAGGTGCAACTAAACCAATTCTATTACCCGCGGGCATGAGCGCATTTAATACTTGATAAGTATCGTTGGTTAACTGTAAGGTATAGTCATTCATTTCAAAATATGTTAATGGATTAACGCCTTGCTTTTTTGCAGTTTGCATTAAAATATCAGCCATAGCTTTTGCATTGGCTTCTTCAAAGCCTGCAATAATCAAATGACGGATCACTTGATCTAACAGCATTGGATCAATTACTTCTTGGTCTTCTGAACGAAGTGCAGCCAAGATATTTGTACTTGCTTCAGGCAAAGGAAAATTTACAGTAGAATTTTCTAAGTACTGTATTAGAGTAGACTTAGAAATTACCTGTTTATTTTCATTACCAAAAGTCTCAAACATTGAAGATGAGCCATTGATATTTGTTGATGTGTTATTAATAGCCATCTATTAACCGCCCGGTGGTTTCTGTGGTGCTGTTTCGCCCTGTTGAGCAGGCGTTACACCCCTATCTTTAACAGGTCTAGATCTATTATTAGCTAGGTTAGAAGATACCGCACTAACGCTAGTTCCGATAACTGAACCAACTACTGCATTCTTAACATTTTTACCGCTAAGTGCTGCGCCCAGTGCTGCGCCTGCTGCATTACCAACTAGATTTTCTAAGAAGCTAGACTTCTTAGACTTACCTAGTGCGTCTGCAAATCTTGCTGAATCTCCGTATACATCAGGAAGTTTAGCTCGCGTATCACCTTTAAATGTTCCGCCCGATTGACTGGCATTTGCTGCTGCGCCAGCATCACTTGTGGCCGCGGTTGCCGCTTGAGCAGATGATGGTTGGGCCGCTGTGGTTGTTGATTGCCCTGGGGCAGTAGGCTGTGTGGCTGTTGGCGTTGTTGGTGTTACTACCTTTGGTTGGCCGCTACGGCTGCGGGATTTGCCGCCGGTGCCGCCGGCAGATGCGGGTGCGCCTAACGTATCTAAACTTGTAGGAGTTGCTGGAGATTCTTTTGTACCAATTGCAATTGGTTTGCGACCTTCTTCAAACGCAGGGCCAACAAATTTATAGCCTTGTTCAAATCTTTGAACGTCGGCGTCAGTTAATGAAAAATTAGTAACGCTATATGGAACAAAGTTTTCGTAATCAAATGTTAGTTCGTATTCAAGTATATCACTAGATGAATAATCAATATCACCCATCTTTAGTGATTTAAGCGTAGGATTTATAATACTGTACTGAACACCTTTGTTACCGTGATATAAAATAAAATCAATTCTTTCAAAGAAATTTGGATCTTGGTTAGTATTATATCCGTAGGCATTACTATCGTATACTGTTTCTTGATCAATATTAGGTGTTCCGGTTGCGGCTGTTTGTGCTCCTGCTGTCCCTCCAAATACTGAATTTTGCATAAGAGTAGAAGTACCAGCTGGGCGAACAGGATCTCTGTCAGTTCTAAGTGTTTTATTTCTCACATTCATAAAATGATAAGAATAATAATTCATTAACAATGATAACCATTCATTGCCAACTGTATCCATAACAGTTAGCGAAACTGGATCGTAATCAACACCAGTTTGAATTATCTTTTTACGATTATATGAATTTTTAGTTTCTGTTTTAAAAGTAATATCAGGAAGCGATGCCTTGCGGACTAAACTACTGATCTGAGTTCTAAAAACAGAATTATCAACTGATCCAAAAAGGCTAGCAAATAATTCTCGATTGAGAATAAAATTTACATAGCCCTGAAATTTTTGTCTAGGAGGATTAGTATCAGGTCTTAGGTGATAAGCATTGCGGAAGTCTCGGGCATAAAATGATCGTCCTGATCCTATGCCTAGTTTATCAAATAAACCCATGTCGAGACTCCGCTATACTTTATCCTCTAACCTATTAAGCTGTTGTGCCTGGCTCGTTAAATGCTACTGCTTCAGGGAATGGGTTACCGGCTGTTACGCGACCGTTAACATCGTTATCACCCTGATAGTGTGTTGCGTTATCAAAGCGAATCTGTAGAGTAATCTGTACAGGATCGTTTGCGCTATAGTCAGCATCACTGTAGTCAACATTGGTTAAGAAGGCGCCTTCTAGGAACCAAACTTCACTTGCGCCAGCGTTAACACCGTCAAGTACTTCGATCTGCATATCAAACTTATAGTCTGAACCTGCGGCAGCAGTTGTCTGCTGGAAGTGGTTAACCTGACGCTGTACTTGAGAACCTACCATCTTTGTTACGCTGTTGCTGATATCATCACGAAGCACAACAGTTACCTGTTCCCAACTATGCTTGCCCTGTACATATGCCTTTGAGTTGTAACTGTCAATAGTTACTTCTTCATATGTAATCTTTGGACGGGTAACGTTCTGAACATTTTGTGTTAACACTCTTGATTCAGCTTCACCACCAAAACCACCTAAAAAGCTAACACGGAAACGATACTTTAGTTTAGGCATTAGAATGCCGGAACCACTTGTACCGGTAATTGGAACACCAAACTTACTCTTGGTTTCCGATGTGTTGATATTTGCCATCTTGTTCTCCTACGAACTATAAAAAGTTAAAACTTCAAAAAGTTTTGTATGTAGATATTTATCATATTATTTCAAAAATCATAAACTCTTGCTTTAATTCCAAAAGAAAAGGGGCATTTCTGCCCCTTTTCTATTTTTAAGAGTTTGTTCTCTATTAACCAGTTGTACCAAGTGTGTTCTGGATACGAATTGGAATGTAGATAAACTCAACTGCTTTGACTGGCTGAATAGCAACATCAATATGTAGCTCATTGCGGTCAATTCTTGCAGGTGTATTGTTTGTTGTATCACAAACTGTTAAGAAGTCAAACAAACCACGCTGTGTTACTAGCTGACCTAAGAAGCGGTCAACTACAACCTTAGCGTTTTGACGTGTAACTTCATCGTTTGGCTCAAACAAGAATGGCTTAACGATATCATCTAGACGCTCACGAATGTAAACAACTAGACGTGCTACGTTAATACGATCCAATGCGCTGGCTGTTGGGTTTAGGGTCTTTTGACCAAACACCGCAATACCTCTTCCTGGGAAGTTGCTGATTGGGTTTAACTTGTTAACGTATAAGCTATCTCGCTGACCTTCACTTAGCGCAACACTCACAAACTCAGCTGTATCAGCGTTGATATAACCTAAGCCAGTTGCGTTAGTTACAATACCGCGCTGGAAGCCGGCTGGTGCAAACCATGGGAAAGCAACATTATCGTTATAAGCAAGTGTGCGTAGCGCAATATGACTTGCTGGAACAACAACATTTGTACCGTCTAGGTTTGTTGTTAAGCCGTGTGGGTAATAAACTGCTGCATAAGCATTGCTGCTTACTAGGCCGTCTTCACCATTTTCTTCTGCATTGTTTGAGTTAGTTGCCCATGCTTGGGTTGCTGTTGAACTTGATGCTAGGCGTAGAGGAGCGTCAGCAACAATAAATGCTGTTTCCTTACGATCAACATTTAAGCTGATCATTTCATCTAGCAGTTCTGGATATCCAGGTGCTGCAATTAGATTGAAACGGTTTACTTCGTTACGAATGTCAGTGTTGCTAACAATAGCAGCCTGCATTTGTTTTACAACTGCGCGGCGTTGAGCCTTGCGTAGCATGTGTGGACTACCATTGCTCTTATTACCACTGTAGTTTACCCAGCGATCGCCTACCAATACACCTTCATGTGTATGGCCAACTACCCATTGCTTAACGTTGCCGCCACTAGCGCGAGTGTTCCAGCCAAGAATTAAGTTTGGATATTCTGCGCCTGATGGTGCATCTCCGTCAAGTGAGCTACCAGCGTCAACACGGAAATCAGCAAATACAACACCCATATCAGTTTCTTGATCGGTGTTATCTATTAGAATCCATTCGCTGCCTGTAGCATCCCATAGATAAATCTTTGGGAAGTTTTCTAAGTCGCTGCCGTCAATCCAAATATCGCCGCCTACTAACGCAGTACCGTCACTCTGTACAGTTGGTTCAGTGGCTTTTACTTGAACATCAGTATTATATGTTACCCAAGTACCGTTGTTATTATATAACAAGTCAATGTTATCAGCAGTGATATTATCGTCATACCAAAGAGTACCGTCTACTGTATCGCCGCTAAGAGCAGTTGCACTTACTTCGTAGCTTAAAAATTCCCAATTTGAATATGCAAGATCAGCATTAAAGTTTAGATCAGTTGGATCAAATCCTGCAACATTACCAGCACTTAATACAATATCATACCCATCTGTATTTGTAATGGTTAACAATCCGCTCACATTAGCAGCTAATGCAGAACCTGTTCTTGAAAGTGTAGCATTAGCACCGCTAATAGCATTATTGATATCAGTTGCCATGTTGTCTACAGTAGCGTTTACGTTACCAGTTGTAAATGTAACATTAACTGGTGTGCCGTCGCCAAATGTAAAGGACAATGAAATCTTATTAGCGTGACTGGCTAGTACAACCGCATTTGCAGCAGCGGCTGAACTTTGTGTAGCGGTAACTGTGCCTTCGCCGTTCCAACGCTTTAGTCGTAATGTTGCTTCACCTGATACTGTATCAGCCCAAAGAGCGCCTTCGGCTGGATTAAATCCGTATGCTGAAAGTGCTTGATATGACAGATCCTTAACGAAAATTTCGTCTGTTGTAAACTGAGCAGCGGCTGAATCGTATACTTTAACTGTTAAAGTTGTACCGTTGTTT